AACTAAAATGTTACTGTTCCCATCTGTGCAGGTAACTAAAAACTCGTTTTTATCCTGCCTTTTTAGCTCCCAATTTTGGAAAGCTTCTTTCTTAAATTTGGCTTCTATCTGATAGCTTCCAACTATATCTAAAAACCAATAACAATCTAGCTGTTCTAAAACTGCTCGCACTCCGGAGGTGTATGTTACACGTAAAAAGCTGTTACGGTAGTATTGGTCTGTTCCGCTGTAATCACTAAATAATTCGTTTGCTGTCTTCATAATTCCTAAAATTTAAATGTTATAATTGTGTGGTTGTGTAAAAAAGTATATGATGCCGAAAAAGATCGAAGCGGTAAAACATTTACCTACAACTTCCCATGTGTTTTCGTATAAATTGTGTCCGAATGCTAAACTTGCTATTCCTATTCCTAAAGAAAATAACGCGAGCGCTCCGGTGGCTATATTTATATATTTTCGTAAAATTTCCATGTTGTTAGTTTTAAAATTCGTTTTCGTCTGTAGTGTCCCATTCAAGGAACAAAACAGTTCCTTTTTTTACGTGTATATAGTCCGTTGTGCCATTATAGCCTTCAAGCTCGTATCTTTTGTTGTACCTGCAAAAATCACCTCTTAAAAAGCAGTATTTAGCCGTGGCTGTGCGTTTTACTAAAGTGCCTTTTTTGATGTCTTCAACTCTGGCGGTGGTGGCTGTGTCTTTCATGATGTTTGTTTTTATTGGTTAAGACTCCCGGAGGAGTTTCGGTCATTTAGACCTCGTCAGTTAACCTTTAGTATATATATAAATACATTATACCTTTTTTGCTTATTACGTAGCTGTTGAAGGCTGTAAATAATGCTAGTACGTCAGTTGCACCATAAAAAACGTCTTCACGTTCATAGGTGTTAAAAATTAAAATTCCTGCACCGTCTTTTTTCCATCTTACATTTCCGCAGGTGTAACTTGAAGAGCTTTCAATTATATATATCATTGCCTGCATTCTGATTTCTGTCGTTGTCATTGTTTCTGTCGTTTTCATAATTTGTATGTGTTATAGGGTTGTTTTTTTGATCGGGTTTTTATCTCTCCATTAACCAACTAATTAACTCGGCTTCGTTTATATAGTCAATAGGATCTTTTACACTCTCTAGGTTTCCGTAACCGTTAAATTTTATGTAGTCATGTGACCAATTCACGTAACCAAATTGTACAGCTCTGGCGGCTTCCATCGGAGCGTTAGAAAAAAACATATTAAAAAATTCATCATCGAAACAATAAATTTCGTCGTCGCCTCTTCTGTTTTCGTCGCAAAACTCTCTCCATAGGTTTAGCTTCTCGCTGTCATCTAAATTTTCGAAGTCTATTTCGATATACTTATATATCTGTTCGAAGTTGCACCCGGATTCAGAATAAAACTCTTCTGGGAATCCTTCGAAATCTGTTATCATTATCTCTTCTCTTATACTTCCGTAATCATCAAGCGGGCTAATTTTGTCACACTTTTTAAAATGCTCGCTTATATATTCGTTTAGTTCGTCGGCATCTGAAAAGTCGTTCAGCTCTACCCAATGACCAAATTCAAATTGGCTTCCATCGTTATAACTCGCATAATCAGTTAAAAAAATCTTTGCTGTTGTTGTGGTTAAAGTTTCCATGTTGTTAAATGTTAAATTGTTAAAATGTAGTAGCGCTTCACTACTTATATGCGTAAAACTTACTATTAATATTGATATTAAGAATAGTAAAGAGTCAATTTAACTATCTTATTTGCTTATAATGGTATAAGAATAATTTATAATAATGCGGAAAGATTAGGAATTTCAGCTGATGACAAACGAACAAAACAAGACAAGACCGGGACAGCAAAGGAATCTGTAGGGAAGTAAAACCTTACTTTTGAATTTTACAAATGTTAAAATTATCTTAAAATAGGGCTTGAAGTAGTGGCGCTAATTAGTAGGAAATTGGGTGTATTGGCGCTATAAATGAATAAAAAAAGACTGGGGTTTTGTTTGTTTGGGAAGTTTGGAGGGAGGGAGTCCAGAGTCCAAATTGGAAGGATATAGAAAGAAGCGGAGTAACTCGGAGTCCTGCTGTAAACAATAAGAACAATAGCAGGAACAGCGGTAAAAATATAGATCGCTGTTCTGTAGGTTGCGCAATTGGTCACCACGTCGGGAAATCTAGAGGGGTAAAGCTTGCGAAGTCTAGCAATAGCACAGTATTTTTACATTAGTTTTACTTTATCTAATAACGAAACAGTTTGCTTCCTGCTGATGGAAGGAGAGCAGGACACAGGACAGAACCAGAACTTGTCTACCTGCTGAGCATATAAGCAGAAATTAAGGCTGAAAACAGCTTAAAAAGCTAAAGTAGTATATAAAAATTGCCACGTCCTGCACAGAAAAAGGCAAAAAAAATATTCAAACCGAACCAAAAACGACCCCCATACCTCAAAAACGTAGGATTTCCCTTTCACTCGCCGCAACGCATATATATGTATACCCCCCAACCCTACCATCATACACAATTTTTTTTTTTTCTTACTGTAAACAGCCTGATATTCAAGTTACAAACTGTTAAAAGGCTTGGTGTTAATTTTCGTTAATTTATTTTGAAGAATAATTTGGAGCATTAGCAATCTTTTCGTTATATTTCTATTATGTTAATAACTTTTCGATTTGTTTCGATTGAAATTAGGTTTAAAAAAGCGTGATAATTGTACGTACAAAGAAACTCAAAGTTTTTATATACCTTTTTTTAGGGTTAAAAAGCTTGTTAAGCACTGGTTTTATTGAATATAGCCGTTTGTTGTCGTTTCGAAAAGGACATTGGTGGGGTATTTGATACCCTAAAATAAGGTACTTTTAAGGGGTTTTTAGGGTTTTTTGGTAGTTTTGTAAAAATGCCCATAATTTGTTTTTGGTGATTCCTAATTTTCACAAGAGAAGTTTTCACCAGGCATAACTAATAGTAATTAGTAATGAATTCGTAATGAATTAGTAATAGTAAAGAGTAATAAGTGGACTAATGTATAACTAATAAATAATTAAGAATGGAGAGATTTGATTTAGAACAATCATTTAAAGACTGTTTGAAAAAAAGAGGTTATCCTGTGGATTTTAAAGGGGAAATCTTAGAAGATTTAAAAGCTTTGTATTACGCCGGAACTTCTGACGTTTTACAAGAGTTGACAATTATTATTGCTTATCAAGGCAAAGAATGTGGCAGAGCAATTTTAAAAGACATAGACGTTCAGTTGTCAAATTACTTTAAGGAACAGAAGAAGAAGAAAAAGAAGAAGAAGAAGTGAATCATTATTAATTATGTTAAAACCAACAATATGAATAGTAGCGAAAAATTAAATATAGACTATCAATTTAGCCTCTACATGAAATCAAATGGACTTGTTCAAAGTGAACTACCACCTCGTTTATTTAGAGAGATTAAAAGAGCTTTTTTTAATGGTGCGGGACAGTTATTGAATTTAATGAAAAATGACCTTCCTGAGATACCTATTGAGCAAGCCTCTGTTAAATTGCACTTCATGGAGTATCAAATTGAAAACTACAATGACCAAGAAAAAATACGTGATAAAATGTTTGAACTTATGCTAAAGCGTAGAGATAATTTAAACTGATAATTATGAGTACAGCAGATAAAGTAGAATCACTCAAAGCATTGGCTACTGCTTATAGAGTGGCGCAATTATTCAGGTTTTGTTCTAAGGAAAATGAAGTGCCGTTTATCGCAGATAATTTCAATTTCAACGACGAGTATCTCCTAGGAATTGCTTGCGAACAATACCAAGGGTTAAGTACAGAGAACATAGTAAAAATACTCATTGAAACAATTGAGGAATTATGACAAAACAGGAAGCGATAAAACTAGCCTATGGACTATACTTTTATAAGCACAACAAGCAAATAGATGAAAACGGTTGGATTGACGTATCTGTATTTAAAGAAATGGGCGACTATGGGGAAGTTTTTTTACGTGGCAGAAATGAGTTTGATGATAATGGACTTTGCCGCCCCATGTCACTCAACGGTATAGAACACAATAACGGTTGGGTTAAAATCGAAAGTGCCGAAGACTTACCTAAAAGAAACGGCGTTTATTTAACTATTAGAGGCAATGGTTTAATGATTAAAGAACAGTTTTATGTCAATTACCCAAAACCTTGGCTAGACCTGTTAAAAATAACGCATTGGTTGCCTATCAAAAGGCAATTGAAGCCTATTTACTAAGTAGACAATAACAGCAAAAAACAGAGTAAGTATAAAAGCTTTTAAATAATACTATTAATATTATATTGATATTAGATTAATATTTATATATTTGTTATAGGGATTATTTAAAACGAAACTTACTATGGCTGAAATCACAAAAGAGGTTTTTATCGGTGCTATGAACGCATTAAGAAGCCAATACTACATTGATTACGAAAATTCACAGATACTAGAAAGTATTTTTCCAGATAGCGACATTTCAAGCTACGACAACTCCATTTTAATAGGTACTATTATACGTTTACTTCGGGTTCATTTTCCTGTTGTGGATGGCAATTGTCCTTTGGAAAATTTCTGCTATGATGGAAACTTTAACCAAGGCGAAAAAGACGAAACGCTATTCGCAGATGCACTATGGAATGAACTCACCAAACAAAAGAAATAGTATGGTTGAAAGAGTTAACTGTAGCCAATGTATTCATTTTATACCTCCTGTTCAAGAACAAGGAAATATAGTTGGAAAAGTAACCCAAAAAGCGCAATGTGACTTAGGGTCAAGAGTTACTTTTCGAAAGCCTACAACCAATTGGTATCTTGATTATGGTGGTTATTTTCGGTATTGTAGTGAATACGAATTGAAAAGAGGAAAAAACCCTCTTTATTTAATTATATAATTATCAAAACCCTTGGGGGCTGCTTAATTCCATTAGCGAACGACCTCCAACGGAAATAATCGGGTCTAGTAATGCTCGTTACTCATATACGTCGTTTATTAATTATTATTTACGATAAACTCAATCTGAGGGTTTAACCTACACAGATGAAGGGATTTTGATATTTGAAAATGGTTGGGTTTTTTCCGTGGTGGGTTGTCCCCAACCAAAAGGTGTCAGAGAGTGCGGTTCTCAATTCGAAGTAACAGGTTCGAGTCCTGTTCTGACCACAAATGTGTAATTGCTGTTATAAAAATTTTAAATTATGAGTTCAATATTGTTAAGAAAGCTGACTAAAAAATCAATCTTAAAATTCGGAAAATTTAAAGATTATACAGTAGGACATTTATTTGGAATGAAAAAACAAATGGAGTTAACATCAATTTATTTCAATTTAAGCACAATTACGTATACTGATGATATTCTTGATGAATTGGGAATTACAGAAGAATACAGGATTGAAAAACCATCAAAAAACGTAGAATTATATGAAGATTTTATGATGATGAAATACGGTAAAAAACAAAAGTCAAGCAAAGAATCAAAACAAATAAAAACGAGAAATTTACTTTTCAAAAAAGGTCTTTTGCAGTCAATTAATCACGGACACCGCTAACTATGAAAATAGTATTAAACGATAGGGAATTTAAGTTTGTTGAAATGTTAGCCAGAGGCAGGCATTTTTTAAAAGACATTGTTAACCCTGACAGAGACTTACAAGCTTGGAACAACACCCAATATGAAAGTGATGTACTAGGCGTAATGGGCGAATATGCAGTTTCAAAGATTTTAAAAATACCAATTGATACCGAGGTAAATTTAAGTGGTGATGGCGGAGTAACAGACTTATGGCTTGGCGATTGGTCTATTCAAGTTAAAGCCACAAAATACAATAGCGGCAAACTTGTTTTTAATACAATACAAGAAATGAAAGCTTTGATAGATGTTTTAACTATTTGTGATATTGCTACCAAAAGCGTCAATATAGTTGGCTACATAAGCAACAAAGATTTGAGGGCAAAAATGTATGAAACAGACTTAGGATTTGGCAAAAGATATTGTGTAAATCAAGACGATTTAAAAGATATTTCTTGGCTTACTTTTTATTATTTGGAATGGAAAAATATAAAACAACTATGAAAATATTAGCCTTAGATATAGCCACGAAAACGGGTTGGTGTACTGAAACAGCATACGGCACATGGGATTTAAAACCCAATCGTGGTGAGAGCGAAGGTATGCGAGTAGTGAGATTTAAGTCCAAAGTGCGTGAAATGATTGCAATGGAAGGGATTGGTTTAGTTTCTTATGAAAGGGTTGCGGGAATGCACAAGGCTAGTATTATAGTTGCCTCTGAAATGGTGGGTGTATTGAAAGATTTGTGCATCGAACTTGGCATGGAACTCGCTTCCTACAGCGCAACAGAAATTAAAAAAGCCGCAACAGGCAAAGGAAACGCAGGAAAGCCGCTTATGATTGCGAAAGCTTTTGAACTGGGTTACAGTCCAGAAGACGACAATGCTGCTGATGCCATCCACTTATATCTGCTAACCAAAAAAGACTTACAAATATGAGCAACAAACCAAGCAAAGCAGAAGTGATTACGCATTTTAGGAACGCAAAAGAAGTACGCTGTCTTACTACAGGTAAAGTGGTGGATATTGTTCAAGCTTCGGAGTTGTTTTACGCCAAAGGAATTTACACTATCGGAAAAACAAATGTTGTTTTATGGGACAGGAAATATGCCGACATCGTAAAAAAAAAAGAATCTACCCAATGCAATTGTGAAGAGTGTAATTGTAATGTTCGCAAAAAATTAATTAAACGAAAACCAAGTTTATAGCTATGAAAATACGACTTCTAAAAGATCGGGTGCTAGTGAAACCTAACCCAACAGAAAAAAGCAATATTTTCGGTATAATTTTACCCGAAAGTCAACAAGATAGAGATAAAGGCGTAGTGGTTGCCATCGGAGAAAGAGTCTCTGAAATTAAAGTTGGAGATACTATTCGCAAATTCAAAGCTGTACAAGGAATACCCTACAGCGAAGAAGGTGTTGATTATTTGATTTTAAGCGAGTCTAACGATATAGAACTGATATTATGACAATAGAACTCACCCTACAAATTTTTATGCTGCCGGACGACCTCGCTGAGCTGCAAGAAATGGACGAAAAGTTTGAAATTGACGAAGCAGATTGCCATTTAAAGCAACATACTTTTTATTCAATTGACACGCTATATCCTACCTCAGAATTACATTGCATGATTGTCTCAGGAGGAATGGAATATCAGGTTAATGCAACTTATGAAGAGGTGAAATCTTTGATAAAAGACCAACTGATTTTTAGGTGGAATTAAATAAGAAAAACTATGAAATTTTCAAAAACAGATTTATTTGTCCTTATAGCAGCTTTAGAACATTTAGGAGAAAAAGAAAAAAAAATACAGCTAAACGAAAAAGGAATAAGACGATTAGCTCTTATTCGCTGTAAAATTACCGCAGAATTAGTGCCTGTTAGTGTGAAAGGCATAATAGAGTCAATAACTAAAAGAATGTTGTCAGAAATTGACTATCAGGAATGAAAAAAAAAAGGAAACCCTTAACTATCTAATTAAAGACGTTCCAAAAAGTCTAGCCGCCAATTTGGAACTGTTAAGGCATACCTCTATAAAAATTCCAACAGACCACACTAAACGATATTACGGTTCTTTAGTACTTTTAATGCGACTCTCTAGGTCGGAACGTATATTTCTCGATTTCATTACCGAAGAAATGGACGAAAAAAATTATATCACCAACTCAATTCAAATCAGAACCAAGTTTAATGCTATTTTTATCCGAGCAGGACAAAAAGCTTTCTCCGACAAGACTATACACCGATGCTTTGCAGGCTTATTAACGGCTGAATTAGTGCTGAAATCTAAAGGACGAGGATTATATCAAGTCAATCCATTATTTTACTTTAGAGGAACTGAAATTGAGCGTAAAAAAGTAATGAGGGAACGGTTAGAAGAGCTAAACCGAGTCCCTATTAACAAGTATCGTCAAAAAATAATCATTCAAAAAACTGTCGCTTCGTCACAGAAGCCGATAACTGATTCAACTGCTTAATCATTTCAAATTTTTTCTTGTCAAAAGGGTCTGCTGATTTTAATGCTAAAGGATTTTCTCGGTACGTTTCAGGAATCTTTTTTTCGCCAAACAAACATTTATAAAATTCCGTTACAACAAACCTTCCTGACGCAGACAACGTGTATAGGTTTTTACTTTTATTCCTTCCCAGATTAAATATTTTAACATATCCGGTATCTAAAATATTTTGTATTCGTCCATAGGTGTAACTTCTAAGAATCACACTATAATCTGCTTGTGTAAAAAATTGTTTTGGAGCTAAAAACAAGATTATTTCTAATAATTTAAATGATATACCAAATCTTGCTTGGACATACTGCCTTACCACCATTAAGTTCTCTAAAGCATCATAACCCAAGACCATTTCTGCATAAAATTTCTGCTTTTCGTACTTTATCTTCTTTGTCTTATCCCAATTTTTAGTTTTAAGGTCGATGTTCCTGCGGTTCAATTCTTTAATCGCTCCTTTCGGAATAAGACTTTTTCTTGGTTCTCTTTTTTGCATAATCCATATTTTAATAGTAAATAGTATTCTATAGGTACAAATATAAATATATAGCAACTAATATAGGTAAAAACTATTATCTTTGTGTTTAATATAGTAATATACTATTAGCATGGCAAGGATTAGTAAAAAAGAGATTTACCCAATTGACCTACAAGTCACAATGGACGATTTTTTGATAGGGACTGACTCTGTTGATGATTCAACAAAAAGCTATCCTATTGAAAATTTAGCAGCCTTGTTTTTGGAGAATGCCATAGAGACCATTGCTAATATCGACCAAAATAACCAATTTAAATTTATTTACCATTCTTTTAATATTGGTGGAATAAGCCAAGATATTTCTACTATTGAATTAAGAGAAGCAGCAATCTTGCAAGGAATAGATTCTTTTTTACTTACTAACAATTTAACAGTACTTGAAACAGAACTTATTGTTTTCAACTTCATGATTACAGAGCGTGATACGATGTTTGCCCATGAGCGTAAATATCTTGCTCCAAACACAATAACCAAGGGAACTTACGCTCCTTTGTCAGGAACAATTTCTGCGGATGAACTTGAAGTAGTTTACGTGGAGAATAACATTCGAAAGGCAAGTCCCGAGGATATAGCTCAGAATATTGGAAATGTTATTTACGAATTAGGTGATTTGACAGGTCTTAGTTATCTGAATTATATCAATAATGTTTACAATCCTAATTTTCCTAACGGTTATGACTTAACTGATAATAGCAAGGTTTATTATTTCAAGTGGGTAGATGACGGCACGACTTTCATGTATTTCTTTAACGAACCGATTTCGCTGAACGGTTATGTCGTTTACGGATATAGCGGAAATTATCCATTTGGAACTAATGATTTAGTACTGTATTACAACAGTAACGTATCGCAGCAAATACCCTTTCGTGTTACAAAAACTTCTGAACTCACTAATGACGGAGACGATGGAGTTAATGCTTTTGCAAGCGAGGCAGACTTAGCGTTTTTTACGGCAAATCTTCCTCAACAGTTTGTGAAAAATGAAGTTCCGAGCGGAATTATAGATGGTGTTAATGCTACCTATATCGCCGCTATTGCTTTTTTACCTGAAACCGTGGAGGTGTTTTTAAATGGATTAAAATTAAAGGTTATAACAGATTATAATACGTCGGGAAACGATACCATACAGCTAGTATTTTCGCCTTTAACAGGCGAAATCTTAACTATCAATTATATAAAATTATAAAGCTATGCCAACACAAATTGTAACCAGACAGATTGCCGACCAAGCAATTACCAATGCTAAAATCATTGCAGGAGCAGGTATTGAAACTTCAAAACTTGCTGATGGAGCAAACTTCATTAAAAGAGACGGGTCGATTGCTATGACAGGAAACCTTGATGCAGGGTCTCAGAAAATTGTTAATCTACAAACTCCTTCTCTTACAGGTGACGCAGCTAACAAAGGCTATGTGGACACTCAAATCACGGGTATAACAAGTTTGTTTACCGCCAAAGGTACGGTAAGAGTTGCTACAACAGTCAACGGAACATTAGCTACTGCTTATGCCAACACCTCTACAGTTGACGGAATCGCTTTGGTAACAGGAGATAGAATCTTACTGAAAGACCAAACTGCTCCTGCTGAAAATGGTCTATATACGGTTAATATTTCAGGCGCACCTACTAGGGCGTTGGATATGGATATTTGGGATGAAGTTCCCGGTTCATGGGTTACTGTTCAAGAAGGAACAGCTAATGCAGATACAGCATGGTTGTCTACGGCAGATAGCGGCGGAACATTAGACACTACTGATATTACTTGGATTAATCCAATATCGGGAGCGGGACTTACTGCTTCAAACTTTGTTTACAAAGAAACTCCAACCGGAGCAATTAACGGAGCAAATGCGACTTTCACTTTAGCAAATACGCCAATTGCAGGAACGGAAGAGTTGTATTTAAACGGGTTACAACAAATCGTTGGCGGTGGTGAGGATTATACTATTTCAGGTGCTACTATAACAATGTTAATTGCTCCATTAACAGGAGAAAAAATCAGAGCTTCATACCAAAAATAATATAAGCTATGCCTAAAATATCTATTGAACAGATAAACGTATCAGGAACTCCAAGCTCTTCGACTTATTTACGAGGTGATAAAACTTGGGCAACTGCTGCGAGTGGCGGCACATTTTTAAAAGATGAATTTTCATATACTGCGTCGCAGACTTTTACCACTACCAATCCATATAGCGGAGTGCTATTGATAACGGTTAATGGAAGAGAATTATTCTCGACGCAATATACTACGCCTAGTAGTACTACAATTACAATTTCTGACACTTTGCAAGCAGGTGATGTAGTAATGGTAACGTATAATTTGATCGGTGATATTTTGGGCGATATAGTAACGGCTTTAAACACAATTAACGGACAGATAATTTAATGGGAACAATAGCGGAAAAGTTAACGTATTTAGGAGGTACTAAAAGTGCTATTAGAGATGCTATTGTGGCGAAAGGCGTTGCTGTACCCGTTGAAACAACTTTTAGGAATTACGCTACTAAGATAGCAGATATTAGTGGTGGTGGTGGTAGTGCCTTAGAATGGACTGAGGCTTATTGGCAAAATATTTATGACAACTCCTATTCAAGACCCGTAGATTGGTTGGACATTATAACTCCGCATCCGCTAGTTCAAGGCGACCAAAAATTTGTTGGATTACACGCTGTTTACAATCATAGTAGTAATTTCTGCGCTTTATTATGCACTACTTCTACAGGACAATACAGAGTAAATTGGGGAGACGGAACGACTTCTGACCACAACTCCGGCACAACAGCTTATAAAATACTTACTTATTCAGATTTTAGTGGCACAGATACTAGTCGTGGGTATAGACAAGCAATTATTACAATTGTTCCATTAACAGGAAACCTTTTGACGGTAGACCTGTATCAAAAACACAATCAATCAGGACTTGTTTCGGGATATTCATCAGGTTGGTTGGACATAAGGATAGCAGGTAATTTTATTGCAGGATTAGTATTGGGAAATAATTCTACAAATATTAAGAATGCTATGATTGAGCAATTTGAGTTTGTAGGCACAAACGTATTGACGACTTGTGATGCGATGTTTTCAAATTGTCAAAGTTTATTAAAGATAATTGCTTTGTATATACCGCCATCAGGCAGTATTTCTTTTTTTTCTATGTTTTCTAATTGCTATAATCTACAAACTATTCCTTTACTAAATACAGTAAATGCAAGTTCTATGACCAATATGTTTAATAATTGCTACATTCTACAAACCATTCCTTTACTAGACACAGCAATTGTTACTACTATGAATAGTATGTTTTATAAGTGCCGTAGTATGGAAACTATTCCTTTACTAAACACAGTAAGTGTTACTAATATGAGCTATATGTTTGCTGATTGCCATAAACTACAAACTATTCCTTTACTAAACACAGTAAGTGTAAATAATATGACCAATATGTTTAATAATTGCTACATTCTACAAACCATTCCTTTACTAAACACAGCAATTGTTACTGCTATGGGCAGTATGTTTTATAATTGCTATAGTATGGAAACTATTCCTTTACTAGACACAGCAATTGTTACTAATATGGGCTATGCATTTGCTAATTTAATCAAACTACAAACTATTCCTTTACTAAACACAGTAAGTGTTATTAATATGTATGCTGCGTTTAGTAATTGCTATAATCTACAAACTATTCCTTTACTAAACACAGCAATTGTTACTGACATGACCTATGTGTTTTATAATTGCTACAGTCTACAAAACATTCCTTTACTAAACACAGCAAGCGTAACTTCTCTACCCTATATGTTTGCTAATTGCAACAATTTACAAACTATTCCTAATATGCAATTAACAAACACAACTAGTAGTACAAGTTTTATTAATGTATTTTTAGGCTGTAACTCGTTATCGGCTGTGCCAATTGACGGAATAAAAAACGACATTTCTTTTGCAGACTGTAAATTAGGGCAGGTTGAATTAGTTGATATATTTAATAGGCTACCTACGCCTTATACGGGAAAATTTATTACAATAACAGGAAATTTTGGAGCATCATTACTAACGACGGCAGAGAGAGAAATAGTAACCGTGACTAAAGGTGGGTCAATAATCGGATAATATTATGATATATCAAGAACACACGTTTATAGACATTTTTGCAGAAGAGGGCAAGGAATTATGGAATGGAGAAATAGTAACTAATAGAATTTCTGCTCCGCTAGGAACGGATTTGTCTATTTGGACAGAACGAGATATAGTAATTGAAACAACAGAAAGCGATGATTTCAACTAAGAAAATAACCAAAGGAGAGCTTCCGGCATTAACCACTACGGATATTGCTGATAGCACTAATAAGCGATATATAACTGACGCAGAGCAAACCGTATTGCAGAATACTTCGAACACTAATACAGGAGATAATGCTGCTAACACTTTGTATAGTGGATTAGTGACGAATGCTACACATACAGGTGATGCGACAGGTTCAACTGCCTTAACAGTTGTTAGAATTAATGGAACGCAACTTTCTACTCTTGGTACAGGTCTGTTGAAAAATACGACCGGTACAGGAGTTCCGAGTATTGCGGTCTCTACAGATATTACAGGAACGTTAAGTGCAGGCTCAATTGCTAACGATAAATTAGCAAACGGTGCTGTTGCTAATTTAACAGGTACGAATAGCGGGGATAATGCTGCCAATACCAATTATGCAAATGATTATCGTGCTGCCAATTTTGTAGCAGGAACTAATTATCAAGTGCCATTGGTGTCGGGAACTACTATCAAAACAGTTAACTCCACTACATTATTAGGTTCTGGAAACGTTGCGGTAGCTACTACAACGCAAGGAACTAAAGCTGATAATGCTTTGCCCGCAGCTTCTTTTACAGATGTTGCGGTTAATGGAAAGTTATTGACAGGATATGTTTCAGGTTCGGGAACTGTAGCAGCTACCGACTCGATTTTGCAAGGAATAAATAAGTTGAATGGAAACGTCGCTTTAAAAGCGAATACTAACTCGCCAACTTTCACAGGAACTGTTGTGCTTCCTGCTGCGCAAATAATAAATGGGATTACATTATCGACAGCACAAGGAGTAGCTAAGTTTTTAGCAGGAGACGGAAATTATAAACAACCTATTCCTTCTGGAACGGCTGCGCCAACAAGTCCTGCTATAGGAGATTTATGGATTGACACTAATTAATTTACGACAAGATTTAATTTTACAAAAGGATAAGAAATGGCTACTTTACCAAAAATATTTCCGAATTCATTTATTTCTCAGACAGGTACGTGGTCTCCCACTACCCCGTCCACTATAAGCAACGGGGTTCTTACTCCGTCGGGAAGTTTAATGGTGTCAGGAACAAATGATTCGAGTACAATACGTTTTGGATTAACTGATATGCCGTCGGACTTTGTAAGAATGAACACTTTAAATTTCAGCCTAAGATATAGTGTTTCAAGTCTTGTTGACGATACGGAACAATTACAATTTCTCTTAACGGCTAGTGATTTAGTAACTTGGATTGCAGGTGCGAGCGTGTTTGTTGTAACACATACGACTTCCGTAGGTCTCACTAATATCTTAAACGTTTCGTTTCTCAACCCAAGCTCTTCTCTTGATAAACAAGTGTGGGATGGTGCTGTACTTCATGTAATAACTACACACACGAAGAACAAGGGAGCAGATAATTCTTTTTGGTCAATTGACGAGATAGAACTTAATGGTACTTATGATACCTCTCCTACCGTAGTTTTAAATTCTCCTGCTAATAACGCTCAGGAGGTTGCGCTTATACCGACCTTTAATTTTACAGGAACAGATTTAGACAATGATACTATTGAATATCAAATACAGGTTGCTACAACGAATACTTTTAATAGTGATGTACTCGCTTTTAATCCTCCTACTTACATTGCGTCAATTCAGTCAATTTTAAATGATGCAACAGTTAATTCATCGGGGTTATTTGTGGCTATTGGTAGAGGTACAAATGCAACTTATTCTCCTATATATGCTACTTCAACAGATGGGTCTACTTGGACTACGCCTGCAAACATGAATGGCTCGACTGTTCATGCTAATATGCAATGTTTAGCAGTTAATTCATCGGGTTTATTTGTGGCGCTTGGTGTGGATGTAAATAATTATGCTGTATATGCTACTTCTACAAACGGTTCAAATTGGACTACTCCTGCACTTATGAATGGTTCGGTAGTTTGGACTCCTACTTCTATAACAGTTAATTCATCGGGGTTGTTCGTGGCTATTGGTCAGGTCGCTTTAAATTATCCTCAATACACTACTTCAACAGATGGGTCTACTTGGACTAGTCCTGCAAATATGAACGGCTCGACTGTTTATGCAAATATGAATTGCGTAACAGTTAATTCATCGGGGTTGTTCGTGGCTGTTGGTAGAGATACAAATACTTATCCTACATACGCCACTTCAACAGATGGCTCTACTTGGACGACTCCTGCGTTAATGAATGGGTCGAATGTATTCGCTTATCTGACTAAGGTAACAGTTAATTCATCAGGATTATTTGTGGCTGTTGGTCGTAACAATTCCAATTTTCCTTTATACGCTACTTCTACAAACGGTTCAAATTGGACTACTCCTGCACTTATGAATGGTTCGACTGTTGTTGTTCAAATATATGCATTAGCAGTTAGTCCATTGGGTTTATTTGTGGCTCTTGGTAATAATGCAACTAATCGTGGTGTATACGCCACTTCAACAAATGGTTCAAATTGGACTACACCTAGGCATATTGATTATACGACATATTATTTAGCAGTTACGGCTATAACAGTTAATTCATCGGGGTTATTTGTGGCTATTGGTACAGGTGGCGGACAGGTAGCTGCTATAAGCACTCCTTATTTATCAGCTTTAATTGACGCAAAATCAGATTATGACGTAGGTTTCACGGCAGGACATCCGTTTGCTTCGGGGGTTCAGAAATCTTATACGTCACAAATAACATTGCTTAACGACACTACTTACTATTGGCGTGTACGTGGAATCGACTTGCTTGGTAGTAATATATACGGAGCATGGTCAACTGTAAGAAGTTTTCAATCACTAGTAGGCGTTATTGTGTATGTAGGTATATTAAAAAGATGGAATGGCTCTACTTGGAGTAAAGCAAAATTAATGCGTTGGAACGGCTCGGCTTGGGTAGCGCCAAAGCTCAAAAGATGGGACGGCTCAGCATGGAAATACACAGATATAACAGGGATATAAAAAACAGGTTATGGAAGATTTTTTTAATTCAACATTTTGGACAGTATTAGCGGGGGTTCTTGCTGTTCCAATAGCGTGGTATTTTGGAGGAAAAAGCAAATCCGTAGCAGAAGCTAAAAAAATTGATTCGGAAGCGAACAAGATTGACTCTGAAACAAAAAAAAACAATAGCGATGCTGTAGGTACTATGCAAACGGTATACAATGATTTCTTAATGCATTATCAAAAAACGATGGAGCAAGTAATCGATGAATTGCAAATTGTGAAAAATCATAATACTTCCTTGCAAATACAACTTGATAAGTTAGAATCGGTCTATCAAAAAGAAGTTGTTACTAATGCAAATTGGGAAAAACTTCATAACGAAATGTCGGAACGTTATATGGATTTAAACAAAGAACATGAAATACTTAAAGCCTTGTACTCCGCTTTAAAGAAAGATTTAGATAATTATAAAAAATCACAAAATGGACAGTAATCAATTAAATATAACCCTTAAACTAACCGTATTGTTAGAGCTGACAAAAGGCAAGACAAATATGATTGAAGTGGGTAATGCATTAGTTGAATTAGGCACGGACAAATTAGCTTTAGCAGGGTTTTGGATTATGTCTTTAGAAAAGGATGAAATGTTTTACTCTCCAAATTTCAGGAAAAATTTAGGGTACGAAAACGAAATTGACTTTCCTTCTGTTTTGTTAAGTTATGAACAAGCAATGCTACCAGATTCTTTGCATAAATCTAAAATTATTCTAAACGATATGATTGATAATAAAAGCAAAAGTCTTTATAAAAATTTAGTACGCTACAAGATGAAAAACGGTCAGGAAAAAGATGTTTTATGTCTTGGTAAATTTATCTATGATAAAAACGATAAGGCAATCATTCTATGTGGGTCACACCACTTAATTTATTGATAAAATGATTACAACTGAAAACGCAATTAAAACTTATGGATTCCCAAGTAAGAGTCCTGACTATCTAACGACGATCAAATTGCCGTTCCCAATGTTTCTTTCATGGGATAAGGACGTTTCGATTGAGAGAATGACCTGTCATAAATTAGTCGCTGATAAGTTCACGGCAATATTCAATGATATTCTTACTCACTATGGAGCGGAGAAGATTCATGAACTAGGTATTGACCGTTATGGAGGCTGTTTTAATTTTAGAAAAATGAGAGGTGGTTCAGATTATTCAAGACATTCTTGGGGTATCGCCATTGACTTAGACCCAGAGAGAAATCTTTTAAAAGAAACGTCAAAAACGGCAAGATTCGCAAGACCCGAATATAAGGAAATGATTGATATTTTCTATAAACATGGGTTTGAGTCGTTGGGCAGAGAAAAAAATTATGATTGGATGCACTTTCAAATAAAAAAATAAAACTATGCAAATCAACCTAGCAAATATCAATTGGAAACAAATTGGCTTATACAGTATAATAGTGATTTTACTTTTTTTTCTATCCGCTAAATGCGAAAGTGAACGAGTACAGATTGCAAATGTGAATGCTTTAAATACTGAGTTAGCTACTTACAAATTAAAAAATGGACAATTGGTAATTAGTAAAGATATTCTTGTTTATACCAACAAAGAACTTCGAGAAAAAGTATTAAACAAAGACGCAATCTTAAAAGAATTGGCTAAAAAAACTGCTGTAATAAAAACTGTTACTCGCTATGTAAATAAAATTAGAGTAGATACTGTAAAAGAAAAATACATAGAGACGATTCCTTGCTTGTTTGAACGAACAGGCAGTATCGAAAGTGAGGATTACTCGCTCAATTATAAGAGTAATCAGGATGGATTACAAATTTCAGATTTGGCAATTGACAATAACGTGTCGATAATTACAGGAACGACACGCAAATGGTTTTTAGGCAAAGAGACGCAGACTATAAGCGTCACGAATACGAACAAATTAGTCAGTACCGAGTCTTTAGAACATTTTGAAATCAAGCGGGAAAAGCGTTGGTGGGATAATAACCTATTTAAAATTGGACTTGGATTTGCAGCGGGAGTTTTAATTGCTAAGTAAAATTTTTTTCAATTCAATATTAACTATTAATATAATATTAATAAATACATATCATGGCAAGAATAAAGACATATCCTATAGACACGGAAGTATCAGAAAACGACATAGTTATTGGTTCTGATGGTGAAAATAGCTCTGCAACTCGAAATTACAGGATGAAAGCCATTAAAGATTATATTGTAAATGGATTGCCTCAAAACAATTTAAGCTTACAGGATGTTATAACTGTCAATAAAAGAGGTGATGAAGTTGAGTTTATATATTCATTAACAGATGGGGTAAGACTTAGAGGTGGTTATACATATATACAGGACTATCATGCTGATACAATAGACACAACTAAGTACTATGTCTATGGTGATTTTGAAACCGCAGATGGTGAAATTAAAAGAGATATTATAAGGTTAAATGCAGATAATTCATTAGACACAACTTTTGTAACAGGGACAGGAACAAATCAGGGGTCTTATCCTTATTCGGGTAGTCAGTTCTATGTAGATGCTAATGGCAAGATTTATATAAGCGGAAGTTTTACATCTTTCAATGGTGTTCCGGCTAATAGAATAATCTCACTAAACAATGACGGCTCTGTTAATACTGATTTTGTTTATGGCTCTGGCTTTAATAATTTCACATTAGCGAATACACCGAATAAAGCAAACACCCATATATATATAACGGGATTGTTTACTACTTACAACGGACTTTCCTCTATTAGATTTGCTAAGATTGCATTGGACGGTACACTTGATGTGACCTTTGCGTTAGGCTCTAGTTTTAATAATACTACAGTCGGAGTTTATGTAGAAAATGACGAATCTATATTTGTTACAGGATATTTTACCACTTACAAAGGTGTTTCAGCAAACAAACTAGCTAAGATTCTCCCTAATGGGGACAGAGACGTTACATTTCAAGTAGGTTCGGGTTTTAATACAGGAAACGACCAACCCAACAAGTTATTTAGAAATTCAGATGGAATATTAATAGCTTATGGCTACTTTACTGCATATAACGGTACGCCTAGTAATAGAATTATAGCTTTAAATGACGATGGGACTATAAACAATACTTACGATTTCGGAACAGGTTTTTCAGACGTAGTTATCAATATTGTTGAAAAGCCTACAGGTGGTTATTACATATTCACATCTGGTACATTATACAACGGACAATCTATTACTAATCTTATAGAGGTTGACGCTGCTTTTCAATTTGTACGAAGCCTTTCTAATATTATTTACCTAGTTGGAGACTCTATTGCGCAAAAAGGCTTAGTCTTTTCTACTGATGAAGACGGGCAATATTTTACCCCTATGGACTTAACTGCTACTTACGGAAGAGTAGCTAATAAATTAACATTTAGTAAAACTACAGGGACAGCCGAATACCTTATTGGAGATTTAGAAGAAATACAACCGGACGAGCTAATGCCTAGGAGGTTGATTGAAGAACTAATAATTCCGCAAGTCAATACAGATTGGGACTCTGTATCAGGTTTAAGCGAATTATTAAACAAGCCTGATATTATAGCCTCTATTACAGGAACAGCAGTTGACAATACCGACCCTTTAAACCCTATAGTTAATTCTACAGATACAACAGGTTTCGTTCCTTATGTAGGCGCAGTACTCGATGTAGACTTAGGACTTCATAAAATAACATTGGGACTGCTCGTTGAAAATGCAGGTGTAAACAAAAACGAACATTTACTAGGTAGCACTTTCGCAGGCAACCCTGTGCTAATTACACAGCCTTATTGGTGGAATACAAATGTTAGTCAATACTATTCGGACACGTCTTACGGTTTTGGAGCGCAAGCGCTTTCACAAAATAAAGCACCGGGTTGTATAGCTATAGGTGGGAATGCGTTATGGTTCAATACAGGTTATAACTCTACAGGAATAGGTAGTCAAGCTTTAGCGAATAACAAAGGTAACTATGTTACAGGAATAGGCTATTTAGCAGCTAATGAAAATGAAGGAGCTAACACAATAGGGGTTGGTAGATGGGCTGCACGTTCTAACCTAGGTGATAATTCTACAGGAGTAGGTCTCGACGCTATAAGTCAAAATACGGAAAAAGATACTAATGGCTATGGTGTAAGGGTATTAAATTTTAATCTTGGAGAAGATTCTAATGCTTTTGGTTATGAATCAGCCATTAGAAATATAGGATTAAGAGCGTCAGGGTTTGGTCATTCAACTTTAAATTCAAATCAAGGTAATAATAATACTGCGCTTGGACATTTAGCGCACGACTTTCAGGACAATATAGCGGGAATTAAAACATTTGATGGAACTGCTGCAAATGGAGGAACGTATAGAATAACTATTCCTACACATGGCTTTGGAACTACAGGTACTTGGGTAAATCTAAGGTTTAATCAAGGAACAGCGCCTTTAGGTAGTTTACTTGATAACTCATTGCACCAAATGAAAATAATTGATGTGAATACTTTGTCATTTGTGGAAGTACAACAAGGTTCTATATATCACGGTAATTATATTTATTTAGACACTAACGGTACAGGACACACCTTTACACCTCAGTTTGTGTACTCAAATACTACTGTTTTAGGTGCTAACAGTCAACCGACAAAATCAAACCAAGTAGTGCTTGGAGACTCCCTTGTAACAGAGGTGTTTACTTATGGTAAAATTGAAGCATCGGGATTTACAGTATCAGCTTTAAATACTGCTCCTGCAAGCGCAACAGACGTTGGAAATTTAGGCGAAATTCGAGTAACTGCTACAGCAATTTATGTTTGTATTGCAACAAATACTTGGGTAAGAAGTGTTTTAGCCACTTGGTAAAAATTTATATGAACAGGACTTAGCACGTCCTGTTCGATATTAACTATTAATAACAATATTTATATGGTAGCAATACATGATTTTATTATAGAAGTGAAACAAGCCTTTAATGAGACTTTTAAAACCGAGGGTGGTTTAGAACTCTACGCCGACAAGAGGTTTTTAGGTCATAAACTATCTAACAGAATTGCAAAAGTAGTCGAGTGTCCTGCATTAAGAAGCAGCATCATTAAGCCTAATTACGAGGTATTAATTGACCCGACAATATTCTACAGCCAAGCTTATGAAAAGACAGGGCAGCAAGAAAATCAATATGTATTAGATAAGGAAAAAGGACATTATAAAATCAGTCCAAGTATGATTGTTCTCTACCGTGAAACTCCTGAAAGCGACTGGGTTGGTTTTGAGCAAAATTTATTAGTTGAATTCTATAAAGAACCCATAGAGCCAAAGACAAGTTTAATTATCACAGAAGTTGTAGAACCGGAATACATACAAGGGATTGCAAAAGTGACTTATCCGAACGAAGAGTTAGTTGAGTTTGGAGTTCTAACAGGAGACACAATACATATTAAAAACAATTTTGGAGTTGCATTTTATCTCGATGGCAAGGAATTCTTTTGGATTCGCAACAGGGATATTTTAGCTACTACAAACAAAAACTAGAAATTATGGGAAACGAGCGCAAAACGTATTACAAGGAAAATGTACCTCTATTAATTGAGAAATTGAAAACGTCAGTAACTCAAACCTTAGAAGTAATTGATAGAGAAATCGACGAGGATTTAAGCGGAGATAAGTTTGTGAATGTTCTTAAAGCAAAAAGACAAGCCGCAGAAGACGTGGTTTGGGCATTAAAACGAATTGACGAATTAGAAAATGAATTGAACGGCACAGAGGATGAAGTAGAGCAAGCAGTTTCTACTAATCCTGCCAAAAGATATGCGAAACCATGATATTCTACCTAGGCGATAAAGTAAAAAATCAAGTTCACGAAAAAGTGCGCACAACAGGGAACAAACATAAATCCTGGTCTTATGGGTATAACGAAAAAATTGACACAGTAATCATATCAAAAGATGGCACGCTTGGCGAAATCTACTGCATCGAAGGAGTGAATATTGGATTACCTCAAAAACCGCAAAGCAAAGACATAATCAATTACGGCAAAAAACCAAAGGATCAAAAATGGGAACTAGAGCAACTTCCTGTAGGACTAAACGAGCTAACACAAAATGAGAAGCGATTCGAAGATTTTATTGCTCAACAATTCAAAAATAGACACGAAGGAATTTGGATTTATCTGAACGGAAAAGCAGTTTATATAACAGGTACATATTGGTTTTTTATTCAATGCTATAACGAAGAAAAGATACCGCCTAAACTCAGGATTATCCAGAGCGAGCTTATGATTTTTTGGGAAGCTTGTAAGGCTGATTATAGAAGTTATGGTATGCAATATGTAAAAAACAGACGTTTTGGAGCGTCTGCACTTGGCAACGGAGAAATCCTAGAATCAGGAACAATTAACGAGGACAAAATACTCGGTATGATAAGTAAAAAAGGAGACGATGCTCGTAAGATATTCAATAGGTTAATTAAAGCCTTTAAACGTCTCCCTTGTTACTTTAAACCTGTATGGGACGGTACGTCCACTCCGAAAAAAGAATTAATACTTTCTGAACCGACTAAAAAACGACGAGCAGGTGAATTAAAAAAAGAATCTGACGGACTAGACACCGTAATCGGTTGGCATACAACTGAATTAAATGCGATGGATGGAGAAAAAATATATCGTTCATTATTGGATGAGGCAGGTAAATATCCAAAAGACGTTCCGTTTGATAGATATTGGAGTATTGTCAAAACGTCTCACCGTTTGGGAGCAATAATAGTTGGGAAAAGTTTTGTGGTTTCAACTGTGAATGCTAAAAAGAATGGTGGGGCGGAATTTGAAAAAGTATTTATAGACTCCGACGTTTCGAAAAGGAATTTAAATAACCAAACAGGCAGCGGATTGTATAGCTTATTTATTCCTGCAAAATATGGGTTGGAAGGATTTTATGATGAATATGGGTTTAGTATAGTGGACGACCCAGAAGTCCCGTTTAAAATGGAAAATGGGCAGTACATGAAATTCGGTGCGGTTAACTTCCTTAAAAATGAATTAGAAGCTTTAATTAATGACCCTGAAAAATACAATGAACATTTAAGACAGTTTCCTAATACACTCAGAGACGCATTTAGAGACGAAGCTACAGACTGCTCTTTCAATTTAATGAAACTCATGGAGCAGATTGATTATAATGAATTTGAACTTGAAGACAGCGATTATGGAAATAACGAAGTGGAAAGAGGGAATTTTTCTTGGGTAGATGGAATACAAGATGGAATAGTCAAATGGAATCCTGACCCGCAAGCAGGTAGATTTTGGATAGTAAAGAATTGCCATCCTCCTGTTGAAATGCGAAACCTTAAAGAAAAGAAATTAATTAATGGAGTTCTGGCTTGGTCTCCCATGAATGAAGATATAGGATGCTTTGGAGTTGACCCGTATAACCGTTCTAAAACAGTTGATAGCCGTGGTTCTAAAGGCTCAATCCATTTATCTACAAAGTATAACGCTGCTGCTTTCCCAAACGATGCTTTTATACTTGAATATATTGATAGACCTGCAACAGTAGAGTTATTTTTCGAAGATGTTTTAATGGCAATGGTATACTTCTCGATGCCAATGCTTTGCGAGCTTTCTAACGAACGATTTTTAGCAATGATTAAAGATAGGGGTTATCGACATTTCAGTATGAATAATCCTTTTAAAAGCTACAAGGATTTAAGTCCGACAGAAAAAGAATTTGGCGGCGCTCCGGCACAGGACACTAAAATCGGAGAAGCGCAATTTTACACAATTGAATCATACATACAAGACCATGTAGGAATTGCGAGAGACGACTCTAAAAGGTCAGAAGGAAAAATAGGGTTTATGCCATTTAGTAGAACATTAGTTCAATGGAAGGAAGTTGACCCAAATAACAGAACAAAATTTGACGCTTATATTAGTTCTAGTCTTTCCAGAGTAGGCAATCGCAAGAAAATGAGAGTGGTTGAAGAAAGCAAGCCATTTATAATCCCGTTTAAAAGATACAATAACGACGGGAACGTTTCAAAGGCTTATTGATAGTAAGTATTAATATTGATATTAATAATAACTATATTTGTAATATAATTTCATTATAAAATTTCGTCCTATGACACTAATTAAATCAGTAACAGGAAATCCTGACCCATTTGCTCCTTTTGCATTAAAAAAGGAAGATGAATACGGATTAAAAATCGCAAAGATAATTGAGTCCGAGTGGTTTAATAACGCAATCTTAGGGGGTGATAACTGTCAGTTTTTAGACCGTAGAAATTATGTTAGAAACAAACGCTTATTTGTTCGTGGAGAACAAGACACTCAACAATATAAAAACCACCAATCTACAGATGGAAGTCTGGAATATTTAAACTTGGATTGGACGAATATTAATATCGCTGAGAAGTTTTGTCGTATAGTTTCAAATGACATTTCCGACGAAAACTACAGGTTAGATATACGCTCTGTCGATGCTATTACTTTAAGAGCCAAAGAGAAAAAGAAAAGTGAATATCGTAAAAACATGAATACGAAAGATTTACTTCTAAGCGCAAAAAAACATCTTGGAATTGACTTACTGCCCGGCGGATTTACTCCCGAAGACGAAGAGGAAATGCGATTGTACATGGAGATAAAAGAGCGTCCTAAGATTGAGATAGCCGAGGAAGTTTTAATCAATTACGTTAAGAAAACAAATGATTGGAATTTTATTGAAAAACAAAAAAATATTGACTTAGTAGATTTAGGGTTGGCAGGAATGCGAGTTTATACCGATAAAAACGATGGGGTAAAAATCGCTTATGTTGACCCCGAAAATTATATACATAGTTCTGTTACTCGCAATGACTTTGCTGACAAATATTATGAAGGTGTTGTAGAAACTATCACCCTATCAGATTTACGAAGAGAAAGTGGTTTTTCAGAATTTGAACTGAGACAAATTGCAGCAACTTATGCTCCGTCAAATAAATCGCCAAATCTAAATTATTCAACCTGTCCGATTGATATTATTATCGACCATAAGGTTGACGTGTTGCGTTTTGCTTGGAAGACTTCTAAAACGATAGTTTTTAAACAAAAAAAACGCAATGGAGAAGTTGTAAAAGTTAGTCGTAAAGACGAAAATTTTGTTGCCCCTGAACGTAAAGACGTAGGTATTTCTACTAAAAATTTAGATACTTGGTTCGAGGGTAACTATGTTATAGGTGCAAATGCGATTTACGACTACCATGAATGTGAAAACCTTGCCCGTGACATCATGAACAAAGCAATGTCTCCTTTTGTATTTATGGCAACTAATATCTACGAAAACAGACCGCAATCCTTTCTTTCTAACATAGAGCCGATAGCAAATCAAATGCAGAATATAGCATTAAAACTGCAAAATTTCTTAGCTCAACTAAAAGGCGATATTACAGAAATTGACTTAGACGCACTCGCAGAACTAGATGATGGTAAAGGCGGTGCTAAAAAACAAGTATGGGAGACTGCTCTGAATTTATTAGCTGTTAAAAACGTTGTTTTCAAAAAGCGTATTGACATGGGTGAATTAGGAGTTAAAGAAGCAAAAGCCGTGACGGTATACCCTTCCGGTACAGGCGGGCATATAACAGCATTATTAAATGCTTGGGGATTTCAATACAATCTAATTAGAGATTTAACAGGTATTAATCCTGCTAGAGACGGTTCGTTAAGACAAGACGCTCTCTTAGGAGTTAATCAAATGGCGCAATTAGCAAGTAACACAGCAACAAAACATATTGTGCAAACTGCTGTAGAACTGAACAGAAAAGCCTGTGAACTTATCTCAACAAGAATTAACGGCGTTTTTAAATACTCGGAAGCAGAACATATAAAAGAAATTTATAGCAACGTAGTAGGACAAATTATGCTCGATTCATTACTTGTTTTGGAAGACAGGCACTTACATGAATTTGGTTTCTTATTTGAAATGCAGCCTACAGAGACAGAGTTTCAGGAGTTTAAAGAAGATTTAGGGATAGCATTACAGGAAGGCAGTATTGATGTAGAAATTAAAATAGAAGCTTCTCGACTTGTAAAAATCAATCCAAAGTTAGCGACAGAGTATTTAATGTACTATAGACGTAAAAAAATCAAACAGAGCCAAGAGCAACAGATGATGTTGGCACAGAATAAAAGTCAGAATGATGCCCAAGCAGCTCAATCTAAAATCCAAGCAGAATTAGAAGCATACAGTCAAAAAAAACAAATAGACCTCAAATACATGGAGCAACTATCCCAGATAGAAATAATGAAGGAGAGTAGGTTGCAAGAATTACGAATGCCAATTAACGATAAAGAGTTTCAACAAGACGTTTATCTCAAACAAATTGGAGAGCAGAGTAATTACGGAATGAACAAATTTAAAGAAGATAGAAAAGACGACAGGACAAAAATGCAAGCGGGTCAGCAATCAAAATTAATTGACCAAAGGACTAAAGATACAGAGCCGATAGATTTTGAGGACGACTTCGACTTAGACGATATGTTTGAATAAGCACTTTAACCCTTGTAAACAAGGGTTTTTTGCTATTATATACCTACCACTATTAATATTTACTATTATTGTTTGCTATT